ATGGTCTCATCTTTACTAAGTTAGAAAATAGGACCGATTATGAGGAAAGGAGTTTATCTTAAGATTTTCAAAATCGTGTCTTGACAAGCGGGGGCATTACACTCCTCACATTCGTATGAACAAATATATTCGCTAATTTTTTGTGAAAACCTTTTTTAGGAGAAATATTTGCAGGATAATTTTCCCCCCTTATCGAACTGAGATAATATAGATGAAAGGGGAGAGTGAATATAGTGGAACAAATTTCTGACGATATTATAAAGGGCGAACACGAGTGTTTTGTTTGTAAGACAAAGTTCTCTTGGATTGCAATAGTTAAAGGAAAGCATAATCAGGATACCATAGAGAAAGTATATAAAATTAATGTCTTTGCAACCGCAGTAGCCCACAAGTGGAGTGTATGGAATAACGGTAAAGCATCTGGTGCTGACTTAGAAATATACGTAGACTGTCCTGAATGTAATTGTAAAAACAAATTATCATCTCACATTGTTACATGGAAAACTGATACTTAAAAGAATCTATTAAGATTTTTTTATTTCTCTTCAGATTTTATTTTATCGTATTCGATGATTGCTTTTGTGATGCTCATAAGTAAAGAACGTTCTAAGGCTTCCAGTACGTGTGGTTGGAATTGCCCACTATGACTTAGATTCATTTGTAAATCACCCTGGATTGAAGAATTAATAGCATTTCTTAATTTAATTTCATCCAATATTTTCACCTCCTATTGGAACAGTTTACCATATAGAGAAGACAAATAGGATGATTCGACAGTATATGTCAGAGTAATATAATTTGGAGTGCAGGATAATCTTCCATTTTGTCGAAGTGAGTAGATGAAAGGGGATAGAAGAATGGATGACAAAGAAATTGGAATTGATGAACTAAAAAACTGGAAACTAACATTGGAAGAAAATAAAAATAAAATATTGAAAGAATTGTCAGAAATTAAAGAGTGTATTATAAGATATAAGATTAGACGTGATGTATATCTTAATCTAGCAAGTACTAAAAAAATAATTATTCAAAAACCTGATGAATTTGAAAAAGAAAATAAAGAAATAAAAGATCGAGAAGAACTAGAAACAAAAATGTTGAAAGAATTGAATAAAATAGATGCATTATTGGAGCAAGTAACATTACATCTAAATATGCTTTATGGATCTTAAAGAAAAGTGACAATCAATAACTAAATTAAGCTTATAGCACTCTCAATCAAACGAGGGTGTTTTTTATTTGTAGATTGGAGTTGATTAATATGAGTGATAAGAATAGTAATGGTCAACCTTTGAAGTGGAAGACGCCTGAAGAGTTACAGGAAAAAATAGATGCTTTTTTTAAAGAGTGTGACGAGAAAAAATTACCTTATACTATTACAGGATTGTGTTTAATGTTGGATACAACTAGAGCAACACTGATGCATTATCAGGATTGTTTTGAAATTGATTGGTTAAAAAGAGAAGATGATGAAACTAAACGAAAATATGTGAACGCGATTAAAAGAGCAAAGGCTAAATGTGAGAATTATGCAGAGATTCAATTATTAGACCCTAATTGTAAGAAGAGTCCTATTGGTAGCATATTTGCACTAAAGAACTATGGATGGGCTGACACTCAACACATTGTAACAACCGACAGCAACAATATTAAGGTAACATTATCCGATAATGACAATGAATAATGTCCTTAACACATGGACTTATCTATTAATTATCTATTCTATTATCAATTAGAACGTGATTGGTAGCTAGAGTCTAATATTGTAAACCCTACATCCTTACTCCTGCAATGGTTTCAGCAATCACTACGAATGTTACAAAATAGGATTGTGTAACATTCATTTATAAAAGAACAGATAGAATAAATCTTCATTTGATGTTGATACAATAATAAATTAAATATTAATATATAATAACTTCAAATAATATTGTGATTAATCTAGGGTGGGGCATTCAATATGGTCAATTAATTTTACTATATGCTACAAAAATATTTTTTTTATTATTTTATATTTTATTTAACCTCAATCCAAAGGAAAGGTGTGAGAGATGGCACAACCACTAAACATCAACATATCAAAAAAAATCTTCAACAAAACTTACCTCCCATATCTCGAAGACTACTCTCACAGATTCAACGTCTTCTACGGTGGTTCAGGTTCCGGCAAATCGCATTTCGTAATCCAAAAAATGATTCTCAAATATCTCACATATCCAAATCGTAAATGCTTAGTAATCCGTAAAGTAGACAATACCCTTAGAGATTCAGTATTTGCTTTATTCAAAACAGTCTTAGCTGACTGGCATATATACGAAAAATGTGAAATAAGAGAAACACTTTTAACAATATCACTTCCAAATGGGAGTGAATTTTTATTTAAAGGACTAATGGATGCAGAACGTATAAAATCAATCAGTAACATTGATGACATCATAATCGAAGAATGTACAGAAATAGACTTACAAGAATTCGATCAACTAAATCTTCGTCTACGTTCTAAAAATCCATTTAATCAGATCCATGTTATGTTTAACCCCATATCAAAATCAAATTGGGTTTACAAAATGTGGTTTGAAAACTCATATAATCAAGAAAATACAATTGTCCTTAAAACAACTTACAAGGACAACAAATTCTTACCTCAAGATTATATTGATTCCCTCGAAGAAATGAAAATAACTAATCCAGTTTACTATTCAATCTATTGTATGGGTGAATTCGCATCATTAGATAAATTAGTTTACACAAATTGGGAAATAAATGAGTTTGATTGGAGGGATGTAGTCTCAAAGTCTAACACAAACAGAGCATTGTTTGGATTGGACTTTGGTTGACTAATTAAGGCTATGTCAACGATCCTTCAGCATTTATTGCACTCATAGCTGATGAAGCAAACAAAACACTTTATATCTTCGATGAATTCTATAAAAAAGGTTTACTCAACAATGAACTAGCAGAATTAATCAAATCTAAAGGATATCAAAAAGAAATTATTATAGCTGATTCAGCAGAACAAAAATCCATAGAAGAAATTCGTCGAAGTGGTATCCATAGAATTAAAGCAGCCAGAAAAGGAAAGGATTCAATTCTTCAGGGTATTCAGTTAATTCAGCAATATAAAATGATAATCCATCCATCCTGTATAAATCTCATAGAAGAACTTAGAAATTACGCATGGCAAAAAGATAAAGTAACAAAAGAGTATATCAACAAACCTATAGATTCCTATAACCATTTACTTGATGCCTTACGTTATGCAGTAGAATGTCTTAATAAAAGAAACCGTCTAAAAAGCTTTTCTATTAGAAAATTAGGGTTGTAATAGAGGTGAGAAATTGAAAATATGCATTGATATACAAGACAATGAGATTAATCCGGCATTAATTCAAAAATTAATTAATTCACATAGGATGATCGAAAGACTACGATTACAAAAATTAGAAAATTATTATATTGGTAAACAAGATATTTTAGATAGAGTTGTTCCAGAAGATAAGCCGAATAATAAATCTGTAACCAACTATTGTTCCTATATAACGGATTCATTAGTTGGATTTTTTATGGGTTCGCCAGTAATATATAACTCAACAGATAAACAATATCTGGCATTAATAAAGGACATTTTTAATAGCAACGATGAGCAGGAATTAAATATAGAATTAGCCAGAAAACAATCAATCAAGGGTAAAGGTTTTGAATTACTATATATCGACGAAGATTCCAATATAAGATTTGATGTTTTGGATACTGACGAAGTGATAATGGTATATGACACAACCATTGAATCAGTTCCTTCAATGGCAATTAGATATTATACTATTTATGATTTTCTCAATGATACAGAGATATTAAAAGCTGAAGTATATACCAAAGATAAGATTTTTTACTATACTGGCAATGAACTAACTCTTGTTAATACTGCTGACCATTATTTCAAAGAGGTTCCTATCATTGAGTATTATAATAACATTTATCGTTTGGGGGATTTTGAGAAGATTATTGCATTACAAGACAATTACAATTTAACTAATGCCGATGTATCAAATGAATTATCTTATTTTGCAGACTGCTATCTTAAATTAAAGGGTATGAGCGGAACCACTGACGAAGATATAGCAGAAATGAAAAACAATAGAGTATTACTTTTAGAAGATAACGCTGAAGCAGATTTTATGACTAAAACATTAAGTGATACTGTAATTCAAAATCATAGAAGCAATATTAAAGAAGATATCCATAAAATATCCTATGTTCCAGACCTTTCACAAGAACTTCCTGCGAATTTAAGTGGTTCAGCTATTAAGCAAAAATTCTTTAATACTGAGCAGTTAGTTATTGCTAAAGAGCGAAAATTTTCTAGAGCATTAAAGACTAGAATTAGACTAATAACCAACATTTTAAATCTTAAAAATGGCAGTGATTTCAATTGGAAGGATATTGAAATAAAGTTTATTAGAAATTTACCAATTAACTATACAGAGATGGCAGATTCAGCAACAAAACTTAATGGGATATTATCGAAGAGATCATTAATTACCTTAGTTGCTGGATTGGTCGGAATAGAAGACGTGGACGCTGAACTAGCTGAAATAGAAAAAGAGCAAAATGCTAATGTTGATCTTAATAACCTGCACACAGACGAAGGTGTGTAATTTATGGGTAATAGAGAATATTGGCTTGATCGGTTAGATAGATTAACAAACAGTTTAATGTCAAAGCAAGAGAGAGATACACTTAAATATTTAAAAGTGTATAAATCATCTTTAAATGATATACAAACATATGTTAATTTTCTTTTTTCTAAATATTCTACTAATGGTATATTATCAATAAGCGAAATGTATAAATTTAATCGTTATCAATTAATGCAAAAAGAAATTAATTCAATTATTAAGGAATTAGATTCAACAGAAACAAAGTATTTAACTAATGTTTTAAAAGAAACCTATAAAACTTCATTTACTCAAACTGGTGATTTATTTGTCAAAGATAATCCTAAGATTAAAATAGATTTTAGTATTATTAATAAAGATGCAGTAGCATTAGCTTTAAATTATCCTTGGTCTGGAGATATGTTTTCTAGTCGTATTCATAAAAACATGGATAAGTTAATTACTAATTTAAGGCAAACTATTACACAAGGATTTGTCCAAGGTAAGTCTATTAGTCAGATGTCTAGAGATTTAAATGATGTTATGTCTATGGGGGCAACAAATTCAAGAAGACTTATTAGAACTGAATCAATGCATGTTATAGCGGCTAGTCATCATGACGTTTATACTAAAGCTGGAATTAAAAAAGTTGAATTTGTGACTGCTAGAGATGATAGAGTTTGTGATATTTGTAAACCATTAGATAGAAAGATATTCTTATTAAATGATGCACCTATGATCCCATTACATGCAAATTCAAGGTCAATTTTAATACCATTTTTTGAGTAAAGCATTAATGGTGCTTTATTTTTATTTAAAAAACAATAAAAAATAATTGCGTCTTTGGTTCTATAAGAGTCAAAAGGGGCAGAAAGAGGTTATATATTATGGCAATTGAAAACTTTGATGAGGTTAAAACATATTTATTAGATAATAAAGACAATGAAGATGTAAAAGGATTTTTGAATGGGTTCTCAAGTTTGGACGTATTTAAAAATAAAATTACAAATGATGCAGATTTTAAATCCTTTATGGATAGCACCAAGGATCAATATACTGAACCCCATAGGTGAGACAGAAAATTGAAAAAATAGGTTATAATGGTAACATGAGTAAAACAAGAAAGCATTTTAGCCCAGAATTTAAAGCTCAAGTAG